GATCTCTTATGTTTGCAAAATCTAATAAAGCTTGTTTACTATTTGCAATTACTTGAACAACGTCATTATCTATTGATTGTGGTAATCTTGCTCTTAATTCGTTATACGACAAATCTTGAACTTGACCTTCATCTGCTTCTGCAACTCCTGGCATCATCGGTTGAGGTGTACCCATTCTATAACCTATTCTACCACCGTCAGCGCTTTCTACTCTAGGTAGTTTACCAGTTTTTTTAAATTCTTCATATTCTTCTGAATCAGCACCATATGTTTCTATTATGTATGCAGCCTCTGCTAATTTAAATTCATCTGCTCCTTTAATTTGGTCAATAACTGTTTGATTAATTGAAATACCCTGATTGTTATTATTTAAAGCTTTCTGTTTTTGTTGTATTTGCGAATTTATTTCAGCTTGATTTGCATTTGGCTTAGCTAAATTACTTTGCAAAGAATTTATTTCTTCTTGTAATCTTTTATTTTCTGCCTTTAAAGTATTGTTAGATGTTATTCTTTTTTCCAAAACCTCTATTTCTTTTTCAAATTTAAAAGGATCTCTGTCACTAGTTCCTGAAGCTGCTTGTTTTTGTCTTTCTTCTTCTAAACTATATTCTGATGCAAGAATGTTTGAAAAAGTATCCGCAGCTTGTTCACCCCTTCTTCTTCTATTCATCATTTGTGCTGCTTGTAAATTTTCAAAAGGTCCTTTTGCAGATTCTGCTGCGGTATTTAAAAATCCGGTAAGACCTCTACCTCTTGAAGGTCTAGACATTAAATCTAAACCAAACGATGTTAAAAATCCTGGACCACCCGCCGCTGAAAAAGGTGATTGTGTTCCTTGTAACTCTTCTAAGATAGGTAATACTTCTTTAGTTCTAGCTAAAGATTTTTGAACTAATTCAGCATCTGTTGCTGGTTGTGAATATTTTCCTGGTCCATCAACAATACCTCTTTTTGGTGTATCAAGACCTGATGTAATACCAGTTCCTGTTGAACCACCCATTCTAAACATCGGTCTTTTTAAAGTTCTATTCATTATCTAAATAATTTTCCACCTAAACCACTATATATACCTGCAAGAGTTACTCCTGTTCCTACTGCAGTTTGTAATGGTGATGGATTAGGTACGTTTGTTGTTTGTGTTTGACCAGGATAACCACCCATGATTCCTGTTACTTGTCCGGCAAATCTATCTAATTGTTCTTGTGGTAAGAATGTTGCTTGTCTTGCAGCTTCTCTTTGTGCATCTAGTTCTGCTTGAGTTTGAGCTTGATTAATAGAACCTAATCTTCCTAATGTTGAAACATCTTGACTTTGTAAACCAGGTAGTATTTGTGCTAAACCTTGTTGATTTATAAACTGTTGTTGTGCTGCTCTTTGTGCAGCTTCTAAACCTTGTTGTTGTAAGTTAGCTTGTAGTCCTGCTCTTTGTCTGGCCATTCCCGAACCAAACTCTGCTAACTGAACTGCTTCTCTACCACCACCAAACGCTCCAGAAGCAACTGCTTGATCTCTAATTTGTTGTTCTTGTATTTTTTGATTTCTATCAAACTCGGCTAATGTTGTGTCAATAACTTGTGATTGATAAGGCGACATAAACTGTTGAAAAGCTTGTGGACCTGTAGCAGCTTGTGCTGCTTGTAAAAACGGTTGAAAAGAACCTATTCCTTGTTGTGCTAAAGCTTGTGCATCTTTTTGTAATTGATCTTGTTGTGCTACTTGCGGTGCGATACCTGCTAAACTTTGTTGTCTTGTTGTAAATTCTCTAGCTGCTTGTTGTCTTGCTGCAAAATCAGCGGCAGATTCACCAGCTTGTTGTGAAATGCCAGAAATACCAGTTGATACTACAGGTACACCCGATTGTGCTACAACTTGTTTTGCTAAATCTTGACCTAAATCTTGTACAAATTGTGCAGGTAAATTTTGTACGGTTTGAACAGCCATTATAATACTTCCTCTAATCTTTGTGATGTTTGAAACATT